AACGGAATTCTTAAAAATAATTCGTGGGTTTAAAGTGGATCAGGAACGATCCGATAGCCTTCCGAATGATCTAAAAGAACATCTAGCAAACCAACATTTAAACGAGATGATCAAAGAACACGATCTTGAACCTGAAATGCTTGTTTGGGGATTAGTTCACATTATTGAAGTGTTACTGCGCTTTAATGATCTGACACCAACAGATCTTGTAGAGGTAATGGAGAAATATGTTGACTTTATAAAGACGGGTGAAATCGATGAGTAGATACGCACGATCCGTTAACAAAACAACACCACTAAAAACACCAGTATCACGCACGATTGATAACGCACCCTGTCAATCAACTGATCCTGAAATCTTTTTTCCTGATCCTATGGATACAGAAAAGGTAAATAGTGCCAAGAGTGTGTGCGCTAGTTGTAACCCAACCACTAAGAGTGAGTGCTTATCTTTTGCGCTTTCTAACAGTATCCGTTACGGAATATGGGGCGGTTTAACCGAAGCCGAAAGAGAATCAATAAGGCGCAAACAGAATAGGAGTAGATAATGCCAAAGTGTAAAGATTGTGGAAATACAAAAGAATTTATTACCGCTTGGATCGAGTTTGAAGTATCGATCTTTAACGGGGATAAATGCGTTGATAACTATGCTGGCGATCGTGAACGAAATGACGGAGATTATCCCCCTGAATGTAAACCTTGTTCTAGCACCGACATCGAAGGAGTTGAGTTGATCTAATGGTTAATACATTCTTGCCGTATGCCGATTTTATTCAATCGGCTTCTGCTCTTGATTACAAGAGATTAGGTAAACAACGAGTTGAAGCGTGGCAGATCCTTAACGCGCTTCGTGGACAGACTAAAGGCTGGACTAACCACCCAATTACTAAAATGTGGCGTGGACATGAACGGGCTTTGTGTGAATACGGAATTGCGATCTGCGATGAATGGATTAGGCGTGGATACAAGGACACTATGCGAGAGCGATTTATTGCGATCCATTCTGAATTACCCGATACGGGTCTGCCATTATGGTTAGGCGATAAAGCAGTTCACCGATCTCATAAAAGCAATTTAAAACGCAAAGATCCTGATCACTACAAGTTCAAAGTTCCAAATGATCTGCCTTATATCTGGGTTGATCGTGTAACTAACTTCGATAACTGCAAAGCAGTTTGGTATGTTGAAAGGAAAAAAATAAATGCGAATAAAAAGAAAGTTAGGGAAAAAGTATGAGCGAATGGCTTACAAATACAGACATCGCCAAACAAACGGGTCTAAAACTCGAAACTCTTTACAAGTATCGAAAACGCAACACCCTTCCCGAACCCGACAAAATGATCGGCAGAACACCAGTATGGAAACAGGAAACAATCGACAACTGGGTGTCTAAACGCCCAACAATAGAACAGGAGATAGAGTGAAAAAATCCGAAGCGTTAGAGGAACTTAATGAATACTTAGAGAGTTGGAATCACAAACAACTGATAGCAGAACAAAAAGGCGAAACCGATTTTCGGCAACATAGCCTTGCTAAAAGCATAACTAAATACGCAATCAATGTAGTGGAGAGGATAGAAGTGAGCGCAGAGTTAACTGGATTAACTGTTTGGGAATCTAAAATTACGGAGTTTGATGTCAAACAATGTAAATTAACTAAAAAAGAAGTTGAATACTTAACTGATGAACTTAACGAAGCGGTTAGATATGTGATCGAAGGACACCCAAAAATGGTGGGCTTCTACGAAGAGTAACTTCGCTGAAGCGGTTTGAGTTACTTCACGCTTAAACGAAGTAACTTCAAATCTAGATCCAGATCTGATCCGAGTTAATCCAACCATAAGCCAAAGTGTCTAGCCCCTATGTGATTTAAAACACCCCCAATCCCTGATCGGATTGGGGGTTATTTTTTGCCTTAAAACCTACTCACCAGTAACATTACTCATCAGTAACATACGAACGGGGGTGGAATATGGCTTATGTGATCAAGCGTGAAAAGCGGTTTACTGGCTATTACCGCCATGCTGGTAAACGGCTCTCTGCTGGCACTTGGGATACCGAAACCGAAGCGATGTATCACGCCATTCAAGCCGAGAGATCGGGCTTACAGAAGCCGTCTAAGGCGAATTTGACCCTATCGAATTATGTGGATCAATGGCTTTCAACTGCCGATCTAATGCCGATCACGAAAAAGGGTTACCGATCTATTCTTGATCGATATGTCCTGCCCCGAATTGGCGATCTCGAAGTAACTCGGATCAATGCGCGGGCGATTCAAGAGTTACTTCAAACCTTAAAGTCCGAGCAAGTCGGATCAGCAACGATCGGGCAGGTCAAGGCTTCTCTCGGATCAGCATTTTCCAAATTAGTTCAAGCAGGGGATTTGACTTCAAATCCGACTCGGGGGATCAAAATCAAGATCAAGCAAGCCGATCTCTCCAATGTGCTTGAACCCGATGACTTCAAAGAGATCATTAAGCACCTACCGACCGAAGGGGCGCAATTATTCGCCCGATTCTTGGTCGCTAGTGGGCTTCGGTATGGAGAAGCAACAGAGATCCGAATAAAGGACATCAACTTCAAAACTGGGGAGTTATTCGTTCAACGCCGAGTTAGTGATCTTGGGGCGAAATACAACAATGGGGTGAGATTCGCCGTCATAGAATCCACAAAATCGGGCTACAAACGCAGTTTAATGATAAGCAAAGCCCTATTACAGGACATTCAAGCCTATGTCATAGCAAAAGCCCTAGCAAAAGATGATCTCTTGTTTTCAAGGACATCGGTAGTTCCGAAGGCTATGGTTGATCCTAAGTTTCGTGGCACAAAGTCTTTGCGACCATTCGCAAAAGACGGAAAACTGTTCCAGCATGGAACTCTCTACTCCTATACACATGGGAGTTGCCGATGTGAATGGTGCAGGAAAGCGGTGAGAGATCATCGCCAAGCCAAAGCCACAGCAGAAGCACAGCCGAAGCAAGCAAAGCAGAAGCCATATCAAAAGCCGAAGCAAGAGCCGAAGCAGGTGAGTTTCATCGACCAAACGAGCCACTTGCCACGAAATATGTGGAGAACCATATGGAACAAAGCAATAGCCCAGTCCGCAATCGGCTGGTTGCCTAGAACTCACGACTTACGACATGCAAACGCTACGCAGTTATTAAAAAACGGCGTAGATGTCCATGAAGTAAAAGAGCGATTAGGACACCGATCGATCAAGACGACAGAGCGATACTTACATCGCCTTCGTTCACACCAGTCAAAAGCGTCAGAAGGCGCAAATGACTTTTTGGAGTGATAATGAAAGCAAAAGCAAAAGCAAGCGCAAGAGCAGTAGAAAAGGCTATGGCAGAGCAAAAAAGCAAAGCCATATCAAAAGCCAAAGCACTAGGAGTAGGTGGATTAATCCTGATCTTAGGTCTTGGGATAATGATTTTCGGAACAACTGAAGCCGTTGCCCCAGTCAAAGCCGAAGCCTTAGTGATCAAAAAACAAGTAAATATACAGACCCTAGCCAAGTATCGAAACGCCGATACCCTTACCGACACCCAGTTGGTAGAGTTGTTAAAAGCAGTTGGCTTTGAAGGTAAAGCCCTACGAGAAGCGTGGGCAGTTGCCAAGAAAGAATCAAATGGTCGACCACTCGCCTACAACGGAAACCGAGATACTGGAGATAGTTCTTATGGAATATTTCAAGTCAATATGCTCGGTCAATTAGGGGTGGATCGCAGAGCGAAGTTCAATTTGGATTCCAATGCTGAACTGTTAAGCCCTGTGGTAAATGCCAAAATTGCTTATCACATGAGCAATCGAGGGCAAAACTGGAGAGCGTGGAAAGGGATGACACCAGCCACAAGAGCATGGTTAAGCAAGTTCCCTTACAGCAATTCACAAGCCATAGCAGAAGCCAGAGCAAAGGCTAAGGCAAAAGCCAAAGCAGAAGCAAAAGCCAAAGCAAGAGCAAAAGCAGGAGCATAAAGAGAGGCCCCTTCAGAAATGGAGG